TCCGGGTTGCTGGTGATCGGGTCGGCCGCGCCGAGGCTGAATTTGCCGGCCGCGATCAGCTCCAGAAACTTCAGCGCGTCGCGGTAGGCACGCACGATCGGGTCGGTGTCTTCCTTGCCGCCCCGGTCCTTGTGCAGCAGGTACCGGGCGATGTCGCGCGTCCAGCCGGTGACCAGCTCGGGCGCAGGGGACAAAGGCAGTGGATAACCACGGCGCGCCAGGTAGCCGTCGATGATGCTCTCGGCCTGGCTCACCGCGTCTTCAATTCGGCGCAGGGCATCATCTGCCACCGCAACCTGGTCAGCCGTCCAGCTGCTGCGGTCGGTCCCCCGGAGGGTCGCTTCCATCAGCTCGAACGGCACCATGCGCTGGTGTTCGGCGGTGGCCACCTGGGCCAGCTCGCGAGCACCAGGACGCTCGGCCAGGGCGGCGGCGGTGATGTACTGCATGGGTTACTCCTGGACTCCGACGCTGCCGGAGAAAATCCCGCGCTCAACCTTGAGGTTGGGCTCGCTCTCCAGGATCTCGATCTGCTCCGGCGTCAGTGCGGAAAAGGCAATGCCAAAGCCTTCGCGGGTGAAGCGATAGCCACAGCGGCGGAAGCCCTGCTCGGGAATCGCCACGACCCACAGACCCTCGACGTCGCCGTCATCGTCCAAGCCATCAACAGCATCAGTGGCAGTGCCACCTGCAGACGATGCAGCTGCCTGCGCCTCCGCGCCTGGTTGAGTCACGACGGCAGCGGCCAAAGAGGCTGCGGGAGCCGCAGCTGCCGGGTGACTGGTGGCGGCCGCTTCACCAGATGCGGCCGGGGCGGTATCAGAGTGGGCAGCCACTGGGGCGGCCGTTTCTGCGATCTTGGCGGGCGCCTTCGCAGGCGCCTTGGTGGTCGACTTACCAGCCATGCGTCACCCCCAAATCAGGCCAGCCACGGGGTGACGAGCACGTCGACCACGTCGCGGTTGATGTTGGTGGCGCCGGCGGCGTTGCGCTCTGCCTTGACCACTTCCAGGGCAGTAGTACGCATGCTTGGCGGTACTACCAGCAGCTTCGGACGGATACCCAGCGGGCGCGCGTTATCGCCCTTGAGTTCCTGCATGGCGGCATAGGCCGCGTTGAAGCTGTCGGCATCCAGCGCTTCCTTGGAGGCGTAGGCCAGCTGCCACAGGCCGTAACCGACGTTCAGGCGTGCATCCACGCCCCATACGAACTCGTTGCGGTCGAAGGTGTTGTCATCCTTCTCGCCGGTCTTGGCCACGAAGTTATAGTTCTTGCGCTTTTGCAGGATGATCGGGCGCATCACACGGGTCACATCCAGCAGGAACCACGGCGCGCCGCTGCCACCCTGGAAGTTGCTCACCGAGGCTTCCTGGCCGTTGGCGCCGATCACCGGGTGGTCGGTGTCGAAGAAGAACTGGCCGTCGTAGCACTTGCCGGCGAAACCCTTCTTCAGGTGGGCATACACCAGCTCGGCCGGATGCTCCTTGGCATCCTGACCCAGTTGCTCCATGAGCGGGCTGTAGATGCCGTACTGATCGTCCTCGATCTTGTCGCGAGGCACGGAAACAGTGTTCTCGAAGGGCTTGTTCTTGATGCTGTAGTCGTGCAGCGCCAGGTTTTGGATAACTCGGTCACCGAGCCACTCACGGAAACGGGTGGTTGCACCCAGCCAGCCGTACTCCTCGACCGAAGTGGTGGATTTGACCTCCATGACGATCTGGTCATAGTCGATCGGTGCATCTGCAAAGCCGCGTTGGAACGAGGCTTTGAAACCGGTATGTACGATGGAGAGGTTTTGCTGATTGATGATCATCTGGGTCTTGCTCCTTAGATCTCGACCCAGACGCCATCGCTATCCACATCGCGGATAACGCCGGCAACCGAGCGGGTGTTGGTGGCAGAGGTCTTGGCGACCGTCTGGTCGTCGACGATGTAGGCACTGGCGCCGATATCAGCGCGGGTGATCTCGTCGGCCGAGGCGCTGTTGGCGAACGGGAACACGCCACGGCGGCTTTCGATGCGCAGGTCACCGGCAGCGCCGTCACGGTTGTCCACCTGCTCCTGGGCAACGCCACGCGCCTTAAGCGTGGCGGAGGTGCTGCCCGGCACGGCAAAGCCCGCCGCGTTCAGGCACATCAGGGAGCCGGCGAAGATGCGGGTACTGGCCGCCACCGGGTCGTTGAACTGCACTCCATCACGACGCACGGTGTTGCGGTCTTTGGTCAGAGCAACCATGGGTCAGGCCTCCTTCGCGGCTTTGAACTGTTCGGCGGTCAGGCCCATGGCCGAGCACACAGCCAGCTCTTCCTGGGTGAGGCCGGTTTTTTCGTCTGCCACCGGAGGCTTGCCATGGGTCTGGCTGCCGGCGATGGCCGCGATGGGCTGCGCTTTGTCCAGGTATGCGGTCAGGGCTGCGCGGTTGCTCTTACCGAGATCACGCGCCCAGTCCTCCATGGTCTTGTGCAGGCGGCCGTCTTCCAGGCCGGCAGTGATTTGGCTGTCGAGATCCTTCTCGTCACGCTCGCCCAGGCGGGCGGTCAGCGCGGCCAGGTCAGCTTTCAGGCCTTCAACGACGGTCACCGGAACGAACTGCGCCGGGTCAACGCTGATGGCGGCCTTTGCCTTCAGGCCGGTACAGGCAGCTACCAGGGCGGGAGCGAAGGTTTCGCCGTCGTCCAGGCCCAGCAGCTTGCGCAGGTTGGTGGTGTGGGCGGAGAGCGCAGCGACTGCCTGCTCTTCGGTGGTGTTCTCGGCCAGGCCGAGGGCGGCGATCAGCGCCAGCAGCAGTGGGTTCACGGGGTTTTCCTCTGAGGAGTCATCGAAGCAGCCGAACGACGCGGCGGCACGCAGGCTGAGTTCCTGCATTCCGTCGATTGCCGGGGCATTGGTGAGCGCGCCCATCTGCACGTCCAGGACGTCGCCGGTGGTCGGGTGGTAAAGGAAGACGGGGGAGAAATACTGGTACTCGCCATTGGCGATGTACTGGGCGGCGCGGGCGGTCAGCTGCACTTGTGCGAACAGGCCTTCACCTTCACGCCACTCCAGCGCCTGGTACCAACCAGCAGCTGGAGCGGGCTGGCCGTTCTCTTCCTTGAGCAGGGTCTGGTGCTCATAGTCGACCACGCGCTTGTTCTTGCGGGCGTGGAAGCGCTCGATGACCTTGGTAGCCACCGCCTGGTTGATGTGCCAGGACGGCACCTTGATCTCGCGACCGTCGGCCGGCAGAAAGTGGCCAGCCGGGGTCACCTGAACCCAGATGGTGTTGTCGGCAGCTGGCGCCCCCAGTACGAAACTGCAAGCGGCGAGTGCAACGGCGAGAGGGAGGCGTTTGGTCTTCATGCCGGCAGGTTGGCGCCGGCGCGTGCGGAAGTAATTTTGACGCGGCAAAAATCTATTCGGGCGGGGTTTCTACGGCGAGCAGCAAACGAAGCGGCGGGAAGGCAAGCGAGGCGGCTTTATAAAGCCCCAAACAGGCCCGTACGCGCCGGTAGCCTGCCGAGAGATACAACGGCAGCCCCTAAATGCGTGCAGGGGCCCTCTGCGGCGTTTCTAGCGTTCGCGCATCAAGTACTTCATTGCGATGCCTACCAGGGCGTATTCGTCCTCAGAGCTCACGCCGAGGAACGGCCGCGCGGGGATCTGGATCTTGTATGCGCCAATGGTCACCCACTGGGCGAAGTTGCTCTTGCGGCGGCTGACGAACTGGTTGCCCACCGCGCCATCCTTGCCCTGGCGGAAGTACGCCTGCTGGCTGCGCGCGGCGATGTCGATCTCCCCGCCGAAGTGATGGATGGCGCCGTACTTGCGATTGGTGCCGAACACCAGCTCGTCGCCGCGCGCCTGGTAGCGCAGCGTGTTCTTCAGGTAGCCATCGAGCACCAGGATCTTGTCCGGGTTCTTGCGCTTGCGTCGTTGATAGGCCGGCGACAGCGGCTGCCAGGGCGTGCCGTCAGGAGCAGTCTGGCTGGCGAAGCGGCGGTCATGGGCGATCAGCAGGTACTCGCCGATGTCGCGCAGCATGGTCTCCGGGTTGCCCATGGCGAGCGCGGCTTCGTTGATCACCGCCAGGGCGCCTGCGGCGTCGAACTCTAGAGTGGCCCCTGCCATTTGATGCTCCTATACTGGAATCAGCCGATCGAACGAGCAGCTCCTGCCAGGGCCTCCAATCCTACGTTCGCGGTAAACCCGGTGTGGCAGCGCCGGGTTTTTCATTGCCTGCGGTACAGGCGAACGCCCTGGCGTAGTCCGTCGATATAGGCCGGGTACGCCGCCGGCGGGAATGTGGTCACGCCAACCCAGCCATCCGTCCCTACCTCGAACACCGCCAGCGCCGGTGCCAGTTCGCCCTCGATCTCGAAGCGCGCCAGGTAGCGTCGGCGCACCGTCGCCTTGCCCAAGGCGCCCAGCCACTCCAGCCGGGTCCAGATCTCGTCGGGCGCTCGTAGCGCCTCGGCCAGCAGCGGCAGCCATTTGCCCCGGCCACGTTTGTTGGCCTTCAGCTCGCCGCTCTTGCGCTCCAGGAAAGCTCTTTCCCAATGACCAGGCGCTCGCCGAGTACGTCTCGCGCGATCGCGGGTTGCTCCAACGTGCCGCCGAACTCCGCCAGATAGCGGCGCACGTACTCCACATCGGTCAGGTTGTCGGGCAGTAGCCGGTCGGCATCGAACGGGCGCGGCGCCGGCAAAGGGTCGTCGGCCAAGCGGTTGGGCAGGCCGGGCGCGGTGGCAGGGATGAGTTCCTCACCCTCACGCGGCAATGGCACCTGGCTTTCCAGGCGCGAGCGGCCGGGGATGTGTTCGAACCCAGGGTCGATGCCCTGCGGCACCTGGACTGTGCGAGGGCCCTGGGGGCTACGCTGGCCGATGGTGCGCTCCTCCCAGATGATTGGCGGCGCGGTGTCCGGCCCGGTCTTACCCATGCGCACCAGGTCATCCATGCTCAGCGCCCGGACGCTGCATTGGCAGCCCCAAGCGTTGATGGGGAAGTGCTGCTGCCACCAGGGGTCATCCCAGCGCAGCACCATGCCGTTCCATGCCTCGTGCAACGGCCGGGGGAACTCCACCGCATCGCTGTGCAGGTACTGCCAGAACGGACGCTCTTCGCGCACGGCCATCAGCTGCTCGTAGCGGCCGGCCATGTAGCTACTGCGCATGTTGGTCTCGTAGATCACCCGCGAGCGCCAGTTGCGGCCGCCGTTGTAGCTCCAGCCATGCTTCGCGACGATGCGGTCGAAGTCCTTGCGGAAGTCCTCTAGCGTGGTGCCGCCCTCGATCGCGCGCTGCACGGCCTGGTGGAAGTCCGCCACCAGCTCGTCCCGGTTGGCGCCGGCCACGGTGAAGGCGTAGTCGTGCTCGCGCCCGTAGACATCTGTCCAGCCGTTGGTGGGCAGATTCAGCTTGCGGCGCAGGAACTCGTTCTGTTCCTGGAACGGCAGCGAGGTAGCGCTAACGGGCACCTGCTGCCTCCTGAACGATGTCCAGGCGCCCCTGCAGGGCAGCTGCGGCCAGCGCCTGCGCCATGGCCTCGGCGTACTGTTCGATGCTCATGTCGGGCAGCAGCTGCGCCAGGCCGTCGCGGATCTGCTCCAGGCTTTCTGCCTGCTCGACCAGCTGGCGAATCCGGGCGATCCATTGCCCGGTGATGGGCTGCAGGTCATCGTCCAGGCGCTGCGCGGCGGTGGTGGCTGGCTTCTGTTGTGCGGTGGCCACCGCAACGCCTGCAGGCTGATCGGGCTCGGTCGGCGCCGATGCCTCGACCTGCAGCTGCAGCACGTCCTCTTGCTCGGCCGGCTCGGGGATGCCCACTTTCTCCTGGGCCCATTGGCGCGGAATCCTGAAGCCCAGCTTGACCAGCTGCGGTAGCGAATCGGCGTAGGCCTTCAGATCCTCCGGTTCGTCGGTGGGGAACACCAGGCGCGGGCAGCGCTTCCAGTTGTCTGCCAAGCCGTTGAGCACGGCAATCGGATAGATCAGGTCACGGCTGATGGTCGCGGCCAGTTGCTTGGCATCGGAGTCGCGCAGATCGAGGCGCACCTCGTTATGGACGTTACCCAGGGCGTTGGTGTTGGTGCCGTCGCCGGTACCGCTGGTGAGCGTGCCGCCCAGAATGGCCTTGGACTGGGTGCGCTCGCACCAGTCGATCATCAACTTGAACGCGGCGGGGTCACCCTCGGCGGCATTGAGGAAGTCCATCTCCATGCCGATCGGGATGATGCCCGCCGCGCTGTGCCCCAGTTGGGCCAGGGCGCGCAACAGGGTCAGTTTCTCCTTCTCGGTGGCGCCGCCTGGGTATTTGCCCACGCGCATGGGGATGCCGTAGATCTCTAGGAACTCGGCCAGGTCACCCACGCTGTAGTTCTTGAACAGGTACGGCCACACCAGCACCCGGAACAACGCCGAGCGCTCCAGGTAGCCGCTCTTGGCTTTGTGGATGTGGGTGATCCAGGTGAACGGGCGTAGTGCCTCACCGCCCATTGCTCCGCGTAGGCGGATCTCCTGGCGGCGCTCACCGCGGGTCAACTGGAACCACGTCTGCGGGCGGTGATCGATGCCCTTGGGCAGCCAGTCGCCGTCTACCCGGTGCCAGCCGTCGAACTCCAGGCAGGCAAACCCTTTGCCGATGGCATCGGTCACGTCGAACAACATCAGCTCGAAATCATCCAGGCCTGCGAGCAGCGCCTGCAGGGCCTCGGTGGCGGCTTTCTCTTTGGCCGTGGGCTTATCCGGCGGCACGATCTGCCAGTCGAGCTGCGACACCGCGCGGCGGCGCTTGTCCATCTCGGCGAACACGTGGCCGTCCTTCTCCTCGATGTCTTCGAACAGCTCGTACTGCGCCACCACGTCGCCTTGCTCGGCAGCATCGAGGATCTGTGCCAGCTTGCTCGGCGTGAGCCCACGCGAGGGGTGGTTGCCTACCTCGTGGTGCAGGCTGGTGAGGTGCGCCGTCTGGGCCTCGCGGATCTCGGCGAGGTGGATCGGCTGGCCGTCGGGGCCCAGGATTCGGGAAGTGGTCACCATGATGCGGAGGGCTCCGGTAGGTCGATGTCGTTGTCGTCGTTGGCCACGTTGTCGAAGCCGCGGCTATGGCGTGGTAGCGCGGTGAACTCGATTGCACCGCCCTCCATAAAGCTGGCGCGCACGGCCATCACCAGCGACACCGCGCTGTCGCCGTGGCGCTTGGCCTTGCTGTCCTGTGACTGCAGATCCTTGGTGCGGCCCTTGTCGATAACGGGCACGCCCTTGTCGACTTTGATCGACAGCAGGTCATCGAGGCGGGTCTGGTGCCGGGCAATCTCCAGGTTGAACGCCTCCAGCTCTCCCTTGAGCTTGGGCATCCACAGTGCGTACCACGCCAGGTTGAGCTGCACCTGGTCGACTAAGCCGGCGCCATAACGCAGCGCAGCCTGCTCGGCCAGATAACCGCCGTTGCCCGTGGCGTCGAACGCCAGGCCACTAAGGCGCGGCAGGCGATCGCAGATAAAGAACATGATCTGCCGCTGCGCCTCGTAGGTGAGGTTGCGCAGCTCAACCTCGAACGGCACGCGCTTGCGCAGCGTCGGATTGATCTGCAGCGGCGTGAATACCGTCAGGTCGCCGCGCCGGGCGAAGTCTTCACCGAAGGTGTGGCGGTTGCGCGGGCTGAGGCGGGCAAGCTCGGGTGCTAGGTTCTCCTCACACCATGCCTCGATCTCGGCCTCGCGCATGGCCGGCGTCCACTGTTCGAAACCCTCGGGGGCCTCATAGCGGTAAATACGGATCGAGTGATCGTTGACCATTGCCTGCTCGATCAGCACACGGCTCAGGTAAGCACCGCCGCTTTTCTTCGGTACGCAACCGTATTCCTCGTCGGCCGACTCGATGTTGGGGGCGTTTTTATACAGCTTGTCGCGCCATTCCAGCTGGGCTTCGAGCGACCACTCCTGGCCGGTGACGTAGCAGATGCGCTGGTACAGGCCCTGCTCGATGGCATCGTCCAGGGTGATGCGGTGGATGCTGTAGTCCTTGCGGCCTTCGCGAGCGTCCTGGATGTAGGTGTTGAAGGCGTTGTCCACGCCATTGTGGGTGCTGATGAGGCGCACTTTGTTGCCCCACATGGTCAGTGCCAGCGCAGCCTTCAGCAGCTCCTCCAGGGACTCATGGAACGCCGCCTCATCGATCACCACGTCGCCCTGCAGGCCGCGCAGGTTACTTGGCCGGGAGCTGAGCGCCTGGATTTTGAAGCCGCTTTTGGGGAAGCGGATCATGTACGCGAGGATCTCTTCCTTGCGGCCTTCGTCCCAGAAGGTCTGCTCGTACACGTCGGCCTGGGCCAACTCGTTGAACGCCTTGGAGAACAGCGCACAGGCAGCGATGTATTCCAGGGCCATCTCCTGTTTGCTGCCCACGTAGAAGGTGTTGCACCCGCCACGGCGCCGGGGCTTGGCGGCGTTGATAACGTTGCGCCCGGCCTCGGCCCAAGTCAGGCCGGTGCGGCGGCTCTTCTCCGCGATCATGATCTGGCTCTGATCTTCGAACCATTTCTGCTGGTACGGCAGGAACACGGCCGCACCACCAGGGATGGCGTCGCTCATCTCCTGTGGCACCACCACGCCATGCAGCTCCATTTCGACCGCGAGGTCGATCAGGCGCGGGGCGCTTGTTGGCTTCAAGATCCCATTGCCATCCTTGCTCATCAGGCTTTACCCAGCAGCACGTTGCGAATCCGCTGCTCCAGCTGCTCGCTCATGCCGTCCGATCCACGCATCTCCTGCAGCTTGGTTTCTTGCTCGGCCAGCAGCGCTTCACGCGCCTCACGCTCGATCGCCTTGCGCTCCTCCCGGCTGACCTTGCGCGCTGCCAGCACGTCCTTGGCGGCGCGGGCGAGCTTGCGCACATCGTCGACGGTGGTCTCCTCGTCGATCTGCGCACCCATTGCCGCGTGGGTAGTAAGGGTGGTGATGGACTGCACCATCAGCGCTCCGGCCCTGTCGTCCGGGTTCTCGCCCAGCTCCTCAACCAGCAGACTGGCCATGGCCTGCTGTTCGCGCAGGCGCTTCGACATCTCGTCGAAGCTCACCTTGTAGCGGCCAATCGCCGAGCGACTGGGCTTTTGCTCCGAGGGGAACTGGGCGTGTAGATCCGCGATGAGCTCGTCCAGGGTGAGACGGTTCTCACGCAGGGCGCGCTCGATGTGCGATCGCACGCCAGGGGCAAGCTTGTCGATGCTGGACTTGCGCGCCATGTTTAGGGCCTCGGCTTGCTGACGCCCGG